TGCCTATGACAAGGCAGACCTTCGTCGCATTACTGCCGCATTCAAGGCGATGGATACAGAAGCTACTGATGCAGCTAAAAGAGAATCCTCAGCTCTTGCAGAATTCGCTCAAGGCAAGATCCAGCAGAAGGCCATCACCAGAGGCAAGGCCGCCGACCGTATTGCCAGTGGCTCCCGTGTGTCGAAATCTTCCAAGATTGGTGAGCTCTCTTTCGGCTTCGTAAGTCAAAAGTTCTCCGGCGGTGGCACAACAAAGGATCTCTGGGGCGGTACAGAGTTCGGATCTAACAAGTTTAAGCAATTCCCAGTCTGGTCAGGCCAATCTACAAAAGGCGCTGGTTCGAAAGGTTGGTTTATTTATCCGACACTACGCGAAATCCAGCCAGACATCATTGACAAGTGGGAAAATGCTTTCGACCGAATCTTGAAGGAGTGGTAAATGGCCGGACAATCGCGCACACTCAAGCTCTCGATTCTTGCTGATGTAGATCAGTTAAAAAAGTCGCTGGCTCAAGCCAACGGAGACGTTGATAACTCATCATCAAAGATGGGCGAATTTAGCAAGAAGGCTGGCATGGCATTCGCAGCTGCCGGCGCTGCTGCTGGAGCCTATGCAATCAAGCTTGCAGTCGATGGAGTTAAAGCCGCGATTGAAGATGAAGCTGCTCAGATTCGACTTGCTACTGCGTTAAAAAATGCCACTGGTGCAACGAATGAAATGATTGCATCGGTTGAAAAGCAGATTCTCAAGACATCACTAGCCACTGGTGTCGCAGACGATCAACTTCGTCCAGCCTTGCAGCGACTCTCACTATCAACAAACGACGTCACAAAGGCTCAGGATCTTCTCAATCTTGCTCTGGACATTTCTCAAGCTACTGGCAAAGGCTTGGATTCAGTAGCTAACGCACTTGGTAAGGCATACGACGGCAACACGGCAGCTCTTGGCAAACTAGGCATCGGACTATCTTCGGCAGAGCTCAAGGCGATGTCATTCGAAGAGACGCAGACAAGGCTTTCGGATCTATTCGGTGGAGCGGCAGCAGCTAACGCAGACACATTCGCCGGACGACTTCAGATTCTCAAAGTCACATTCGATGAAGCGAAAGAATCAGTCGGTGCGCAACTTCTGCCAATCATTCAGCGACTAGTCGAATTCGTTGTGAATGAGGTTGTGCCGGCACTTGGAAAATTCGCTGACTTTTTTAAGCCAATCACAAAAGCAATTGACGACAACAAAGAAGCTTTCACAGAGTTTATTGGATTCGTTCAGAAGTACGTCGTGCCGGTTCTAGTCACAGTCTTAGGAGGAGCTTTCAAGGTTGTCGGCGAAATCGCTGGCGGAATTATCAACGTCATCGGCGCGGTAATCTCTGGCCTAAACGCGTTAATCTCTGGAGCCGTAGCTGGAATCAATGCTCTCATTCGTGTCTATAACTCAATTCCATTCTTACCTAACGTTTCACAGATTTCAGCTCCATCAATTAACGTTCCAACCGTCAAGCTTCCAACGACAACAACTTCAGCAGCTAGTATTCCTACAATCTCGGTTCCCAGTGTCACGGCTTCGACTGGAACAGGATCAACAACAACATCATCAGCCGGAGTGACTTCTGCCGTTTCAGGAGCAGTTCGCGTGGGCGGAGGATTTACCGATTCACAGAATGCGGCGCGTTTAGCTGCTCAAGGCGGCGGCGGTTTCACAGATTCTCAGAACGCTGCTCGAATCAATGTCACAGTCAATGGGGCAATCGACGCCGAAGGCACTGCACGCACAATCGTAAACGTCCTCAATGATTCGTTCTATCGTGGCACTGGCGGAGCCGGCGCACTTCAGGCAATCTGATGACTCAGTGGGCTCCAGTCTGGAAAGTAACGATTCAAGGCGTCGAATACACTGACGTCGTTCTAGCCAATCTTTCAATCTCATCAGGGCGCACGAATATCTACACACAGGCTCAAGCCGGTTATTGCACAATCAATCTCATCAATCTCAATCTTGGAGCTATTACTGCTCAAATCAATGACGCGGTTTCAATCCAAGTCAAGGACACTGCCGGCGCATTCGTTCCAATCTTCGGCGGAAGCATCGTGGACGTCGCCGTAACAGTGTCGCAGACTGGGTCAGTAGCAATTACTCAGGAAGTCACAATCACAGCTCTAGGAGCACTCTCAAGGCTCCAGAAGGCCTTAACTCTTGGCGTCTTAGCTAAAGACTTTGATGGCGATCAGATTTATACAATCCTTGAGGATTTACTAGTCAATAACTGGTCAGAGGTTCCAGCAGCTCTAACGTGGGCGGACTACACTCCAGCAACTACAACATGGGCTACTGCTGAAAATACAGGCTTAGGAGAGATAGATCGTCCAGGCAATTATGAGCTGGCCCATCGCGGATCTAGTCAGACAATCACCTGGAATCTGGTGGCCGACCTTGCGACTTCCGGACTTGGTTATTTATACGAGGACGCTTCTGGACTCATCTCCTATGCAGATTCAACACATCGCTCAACATACTTAGCCACTAACGGCTACACAGAGCTAGATGCCAATCAAGCTTTAGGTCGTGGAATTAAGATTCAAACTAAGGCCGGAGATATTCGCAACGATGTCTCTATCGTCTGGAAGTCTGGAACAAAGACTGCGACCGATGCAGCTTCTATCGCACTCTACGGAAAACTTGCGCAACAAATCACGACCTCACTAGAACACGCGGTCGATGCCGAAGATCAAGCCGACTTCTATCTGACACTCAGAGCTCAGCCACAGGCATTTCTGGAATCCATCACTTTCGCACTGACGAATCCGGAAGTCGATGATGCAGATCGTGACGCTCTTATCAATGTGTTTATGGGTCAGCCGATTTCGCTCTCAAACTTGCCGGCCAATATGCAATCCGGAAACTTCTTGGGCTTCGTTGAGGGCTGGCGATTTCAGGCTTCTTACAATGAACTCGCAGTGACTCTTCTTGTTTCGCCACTGCCATTTTCACTCCAGGCGATGGAATGGCAAGATGTAAGTGTCGCCGAAACATTCAACACGCTAAGCCCTACACTTGACTATGCAGACGCATTAGTCGTCAATTAAGGAGAAACGATGGCAAATCCAACTACGAACTTCGGCTGGGTCATGCCGACAAGCTCTTCGCTTGTTACAAATCTCCCAGCAGATTTCAACACATTCGGCCAGGCAGTGGACACATCGATGTCAGAGCTACTTGGCGGCACAACTGGTCAAGTCTTATCAAAGACATCAAATACCAGCATGGACTTCACGTGGGTCACTCCTACGGATCAGACACCACTGACAACTAAGGGCGATTTATTTACTTTTACAACAGTGGACGCTCGCCTCGGCGTTGGAACAAATGGACAGTATTTGCAAGCAGATTCCACGGAAGCAACTGGCTTGAAATGGGCTACACCAGCAGCAAGCACGCCAACCTTTGTCGGTTGTTCGGTTTATAGGACTACAACTTTAAGCGTCGCAAACAACACTGAAACAGTTATTGGAAACGATGCAGAAAACTTTGATACAGATGGATTTCACGATAACGCAACAAACAATTCTCGATTAACAATACCTGCTGGAAAAGCTGGCAAGTATTGGGTCTATGGATATGGAAACCTAAACGGAACTGGTCGCCATATTCAACAATTTAAACTGAACGGCAGTTTCATAAATAACATAGACGTGACTGCACCATCAAGCGGTTCAACTGGTCACAATTTTGGAATGATTATGAATCTAGCCGTTGCTGACTATGTAGAATTTGTTTATTTCCAAAACTCAGGCTCAAGTCAAACTGTTCAAGCAGGTACCTTGTACAACCAATTCGGCTTATATTTCATAGGAGCATAAGATGATTCAATTTACGAAACCAACAAACCTAAACGGAACTGAATTAAGACAAGAATTGCGTTCAGCAGGCATAGAAATATCAGATTCTCCTAATGCCGTCGCCGTTGATGGTAACGATAATTTGTTATTAGATGTATTAGAAAAAGATAAGAGCAAAGCTAGCGGAGTGGTTGCTGCTCACAATGGTACAACTGTTGCGCCAGAACTAACTGTGGCAGATAAACTTGCCAGCGTTGGACTTTCGATTGATGATCTTAAAGCTGTTCTAGGACTGTAATGTATCCGGAAGGAACTGCTGCACGAGTTATCGAAGTTGCTCTAGCTGAGGTCGGCACAGTTGAGACTGGCGAAAATCTAACGAAATACGGCAAATTCACAAAGGCCGACGGACTGCCATGGTGCGGTTCGTTCTGCAATTGGGTCTTTGACCAGGCAAAAGTCAAGATTCCATCAATGGTTTCAACGGCTGCCGGAGCTCATAAGATGAAAGAACTAGGGCGATGGATTGAAGATAAACCGCAGCTTGGCGATTTATGCTTTATGGACTTTCCGCATGATGGCATTGATCGCATTAGCCACATCGGAATTGTGGTCAAGGTTGGCACAACAAGCGTTCTCTGCATCGAGGGCAACACCTCCGGAGATGGAGATCAACGCAACGGCGGAATGGTGATGGTAAAGCGTCGCTATATTGGCAAAGAGATTGTTGGTTTCGCTAGGCCGAAGTTCGTAACCTATGCAGGAGAATATCCAGTGGTCGAGCCACTTCCACAGGCAAAGCCAAAGGAGAAGAAGAAATGACACAATTTAAGGCACTCGCGGCTTCATGGGCTAGATCATCAGTGGCCGGAATGTTAGCCGTCTATATGACAGGCAATACGAATCCAAAGGATTTAGCGATGGGGCTTGTCGCTGGTCTTGTTCCAATGTTGGCACGCTGGGCTAATCCGAACGACATTTCTTTCGGTCGCCAGAAGTGAGCGTAGGCGAATGGACGGCGGTCGGTGGGCTTGTCCTTGCACTGCTGACTGCCATCTATTCGTCAATGCGATTCATGGTGAAGTCGATCATGCGGGAGTTTCAACCGAATGGTGGCAACAGTCTCAAGGATCAAGTGTCTCGAATTGAGGCACGTTTAGATCAAATATTGCTGGAGATTGCTCTCAAGAAATAGACACGCCGACGTCAATCTTGAAATTGTCGGACATAGATGTCACTCTGTATCTGGGAGCATTCGACAAGGCTCCCACGGGAGCAAAAAATGACATCAGGTGAAATCGGTTTATTCTTGTTTATGTGTCTGGCCTGTATTATGTGGTCGATTGTGAGTTACACAATGGGCTACAAAGAAGGCCACAAAGACGGTTATCAGCGAGGCAAGGCCGTCGGCCGTCACGCTTCATCTCAGGCGGTGCGTTAATGGGATTTCTGGACAACTACGAAGCTGCTCGCGCTCGCACTGATCGCTGGCTCGCAACATATCCAACTGGTCGCATTGAAACAGAAATTATGGAATTTAGCGCCGAAAAGGGCTACGTTCTAGTCAAGGCAACTGGCTACCGAAATGCCGATGATTTATATCCAGCCGGCGTTGATTTCGCTTATGGCTATCAGGGCGCTTATGTGCAGAATATGAAACGCTGGTTCGTCGAAGATACAGTCACCAGCGCAATTCTTAGAGTTATGCAGCTCATTATGGGCGGTGCAGAGCGAACAGTGCGCGAGACTATGGAGCAGATTGAGAAGCTACCAGCAAAGGTTGCTAACACTGAGCCGGATTATTGGAACACTAAATTCGGAGACTTGCCATCGTTTAAGACACGTGAAGAGGCAGAAGAGGCCGGCATTCCAACTCTTGGAGTAGCTATCGACACCATCAAAGAGACACTCGGCGGCGTTCAAGTAGCTGCTGCTCCATTGTGTTCTCATGGCCACATGATCTGGCGTGAAGGCACATCCGCTAAGACAAATAAAGGCTGGGGCGGTTATATGTGCCCCGAAAAGGCTAAGGCTAAGCAGTGTCCGCCAGCCTGGTACATGCTCGGATCTGATGGACAGTGGAGGCCACAGGTATGACAAAAAAGCGCCTCATTCAGATTCTTGTCATTATCGAATGCATTCTTGTCCTGGCTCTTATTGTGGTGGCAACACGATGAGCCGCGTAACTGAAATGATTGACGTCGATTCAATGATTGGTCGAACTCTCATAGATGGCAAAATTGTCGCAGAATACAAAGTCGAAAACTGCGACAACTGCAAGCGCATTGAAATGCTAGATCGTGCCGGCTATCTCAAAGCCGTCGGAGGAGAGCCCGTATTGTGGCTCTGTATTCAATGCAGAAAATGACAATAAGCGCAGCTGATGAATGGGCTATCCATAAGCGAGCAGTCGATGTGGTGTTCTCATACAGTGGCCAACTCGGAACGACAATTCGTTACAACTCAAAGCTAAATAATCACGAACAAGTAACGGAATACGCCGAATCTCTGGGAGCTGAAATGATTGTGGCCAGATACTTCGGCCTTGACTATGACATCAACGTTTCAAACGGCAAAAGAGGAGCTGATGTAGGTCAAGGGCTAGAAGTGCGCTGGACGTCTTATGTGGGCGGAAATCTGATTGTCTATCCGAACGATCGTGAGACTGACATCGCAGTTCTAGTCGTCGGCAAGTCGCCGGTTTATCACATAGCCGGCTGGCTTCCAGTAGCCTTTGCTCGACGCAAGCGGTTTAAGAATCCGCGTCAGGATTCCTGGTGGGTCGATCAGGCCAATCTGAATCCGATTGAAACATTGGTCAGGAGCGAATATGCCACTGCTGCGATTTGATTGCTCAATATGCAAGA